TAGTATAGTATTATAAATTATGGAGGATTTGATATGAATTTATCAACCAATACAGTAACAATCTTAAAAAACTTTTCTGAAATTAATAAAAATATTTTAGTTAAACCAGGAAAAAGATTACAAACAATATCTACTTTAAAGAATATTCTTGCCGAAGCAGACATTGACAATAAGTTTGAGCAAGAATTTGCGATATATGATTTGCCAGAATTTTTAAGGGCGATTGAATTGTTTACAAAATCAGATATAAAATTCAATGGTTCAAGTAATTTGGTTATTTCAGATTCCAATTCAAGACAATCCGTTAAATATTTCTTTGCAGATAAGTCAGTAATTGTTGCACCAACAAAAGGTATTAGTATGCCTGATAAGTATGTAACATTTACATTAAAAAGAACTTGTCTTGCAGATTTAAATAAAGGAATTCTTACATTGAATTTACCAGATATTGTAGTAAAAGGTGATGGTAAAAATATTACAATACTTGCAACTGATAAAAAGAATAAATCATCTAACGATTATTCTGCTGTTGTAGGAACAACAGATAAAAAATTTAATGCATACTTTAAGGCAGAAAATTTAAAAATAATACCAGATGATTATGACATTGCAATTTCTAGCAAAAGAATAAGTCATTTTGTTAATAGAAGTAAACCAGTACAATATTGGATAGCATTAGAACCAGATAGTGAGTTTTAATTATATGTTAATAACTGAACCAAGAGATTGGACAATTACTTTCATTAAAAAACACACAGCAAGAGGTTCACACAGGTGGGCATTTTGGTTAGAAGGTATTGTAATAGGAATATTGATAGGGTTGAGTATATAATGAAAGGTTTGAGTATATTATGGCAGAAAATTTATGGGTTGAGAAATATAGACCCACAAAAATTGATGATTGCATTTTAACAAATGAATTAAAAGAAACTTTTAAACAGTTTCTAAATCAAAAAGAACTTCCAAACTTATTACTATCAGGCACAGCAGGTACAGGTAAGACTACTGTAGCACGTGCCTTATGTGAAGAGTTAGGTGCTGATTACATTATGATTAATGGATCAGATGAAGGTAGACAGATAGATACGTTAAGACATAAGATTAAAAACTTTGCGTCAACTGTATCTTTAACTGAAACAGCAGGTCATAAAGTTGTTATAGTTGATGAGGCAGATTATATGAACGCTGATAGTGTTCAACCTGCATTAAGAAATTTCATAGAAACATTTTATAAGAATTGTAGATTTATCTTTACTTGTAATTATAAGAATAAGATATTACCTGCATTGCATAGTAGATGTACTGTTATTGATTTTGCTATTACAAATGGTGAAAAGAATAAATCTTATAGTGATTTTCATATACGATTACAATATATTTTAAATGAAGAAAAGATAAAGTTTGATCCAAAAGTACTTGCAGAATTAATACAAAAATATTATCCAGACTTTAGAAGAACTATAAATGAACTTCAACGATATTCAGTAAGAGGTAAGATTGATAGTGGTATATTATTCAGTTTAACTGAAGCAGATACTAAACAACTTATCGCAATTTTAAAAGAAAAAAGATTTAATGATATGAGAAAATGGGTTATACAAAACCTAGACAAAGAACCATCAGCATTATTTTCAAGTGTATATGAAATATTATACAAATATTTACAACCACAATCTATACCACAAGCAGTTTTAGTTATTGCTGGGTATCAATACAAGGCTGCTTTTGTAGCAGACCAAGAGATTAATATGGTTGCTTGTTTAACCGAAGTAATGGCAAATTGTAAATTTAAATGAGTAATATTATAACAAGAGAAGATAAAGATTGTCATCAAATTTTAGAAAGAAGTTATCATTATGATGATTTAATTTTTAAGAATGTTATTGAAGAGCTTAAAAAAGCACCTAAAATAAAAATAATACCTAAACCTAATAGTAAAATGGGTTTTCTTTCTTTCAAAGATAAAGAAATATTTACTTTTACACAGGTGAAAGGTGTCTATACGGTTATATTAGATTGTAAAAATAATGAAGCAAATATTTATAATGGTCAATCTAATAGTGATAATGGCGGAATTAATAATAGAATTGCCAGGTGTGTAAAACAAGCTCAAGGAGAACAAAGGAATGATGAAAGACACTCGGGAGGTCAATATTTGTATGATAGATTTGGTCCTAGTAAATATTGGCCAGATAACTTGTATGTTCGTTTTATAACACTAAACAGAATAAAAGAGCTTTGCAAGGATATTTCTTTTCAAAAATATTCTAATCCATTTTTTGTTGAATTGCTTGGTGAAGAAGATTCAAATGAAATTATTACAATAGATGATATGACAGACGCTTCTGTCCTTGATTTTTTTGAAAAATTATCATTTGATATAATGGAACCTGTCGCAAATAAAAATAATACCAATCAAGGTAAATACAGTAAAATATTTTTAACTCATTTAAAAAGTATAAATGAGGTACCAAGAGTAGATTATGTATGAGCTAAATGAATTTAAATAAGGAGAAAAATGAACGCATTACTACAAAGCATACAAAGGTTTCATTCTAAAATATTTGGAACACTTTCAGAAAAAGCAAAGAACTCAAAATGGTGGGCAATATTATTAAGCCTTGCTGTACTGTATGAAATTGTTGAACATATAGTTTGGCCGATATTAGTTCCATATTTAGTTTATATGCAATGGTTTAAATAATGAAAAAATACGAAGTAGATAAAATAACACCTTTACACGATTTGTCCTGGTATATAAAATGGATAAGTTCTTTTATTTTATTAGCAGGTATGATGTTAACTTCTTTTGAAGTAGCACCCTATAATTTATACTTTCACTTAACAGGAGTAATGGGTTGGTTTGTAGTGGGTATGTTATGGCACGATAGGTCATTAATAGTTTTAAATGCAGTTGCAGTAGCAGTATTCACAATGGGCATTATTAAATATTATATTATACAATGAGATTTATTCATTTTGGTCCTGTAATTGGTGGTGAAGTAATTAGTCCTGTTTTGTGTAAGGAATTATTAGAACGTGGACGCCAAACTACAGTATCACATACCCAACAACTTGCAGGACATTTAGATAAAGAAAATTTATTTACAGACAAAGATAAACATTGGTTTGTAGAAAATTTTAAACAATATTTTATTCCATATTTTAAAAAAATACAGGACCAGCACGATCCATTATTTTATTATGCTGTACATCCTTTTAAAAAATGTATGATACAAAATTTATGGATAAATTTTATGAAGGCAGGAGAATATAATCCTCCACATACTCATAGTGGATCATATTCTTTTGTGTTATTTTTACAAGTACCAGAAGAGATAAAAAAAGAAAGTGCAGATTTTAAAGGTAATGGTCCAGGTCCTGGTCATATTATATTTCAATATGGTGAAGACCAACCACAAATTATAACTAGGCATTCTATATGTCCAGTTGCAAATGAATTATGGATATTTCCAGCGTCATTACATCATAGTGTTCCACCGTTTAAATCAGATGTGGAGAGGATATCAGTATCAGGTAACATTTTATTAACAGAAGGTGTTGGTGTAAAGAATACACCTTTATATGAGAGTGGCGAGCTATCTTTTATAGGTGATAAGGCAGAATTTAATATATGAAAAGAGATATATTTGAAAGTGTAATAGATGTAGGTAGTGGATTTATATTAGCTATACTGATACAATTACTTATTTTTCCACTCTTTGGATTACATCCAACGATATTGGACAGTATAGGGATTGCCTTAATATTTACAGTGGTTTCTATGATTAGGTCTGCTGTATGGAGATGGTGGTTTAGGAGGAATGATGTACGAATTAAAAGATTATTTAAAAGCAATTAATGAAACTAAAGAAAATCTATTAGATACAAATGATATTACTTGGGAAAAGAAATATCCACCATATGTAATTAATAGATGTATGTCTATGTTTTATGATACTATAATGCATAGTAATGAAATGAATGGTTTACACTTCCTACCAAAACGTATGCAATTTCAATATTTCATAAATAGTATAAGAAAGAAAAGGCGATTTGGAGGTAAATGGTTATCGCAAACCAAGTTAAAGAATTTAGCGTTAATTAAAGAGTATTATGGATATAGTAATTCAAAAGCAAAAGAAGCTCTTAACATACTTTCAGAAAACCATATTGAGAATATTAAAATAGAACTTATAAAAGGTGGGAGAAAGCTTAAATGAGCGAAGAAATTATTAGTTGGTCACAAGGAGATATGTTAGAGGTTACTATCAAGCAACCAGATGATTTCCTTAAAGTACGAGAAACATTAACTAGAATTGGTGTAGCAAGTAGAAAAGATAAAACTTTATACCAATCTTGTCATATTCTACACAAACAAGGCAAATATTACATAGTCCATTTCAAGGAATTATTTGCTTTAGATGGTAAAAAATCAACGTTATCGCAAAACGATATTCAAAGAAGAAATACAATTACTTTATTATTACAAGACTGGAGTTTAATAGATGTGGTTAAAAAAGAAATGACTGAAGATAAAGCTCCGTTGAGTCAGATAAAGGTATTACCATTTAAAGAGAAAAAAGACTGGACTTTATCTGCTAAATACAATATAGGTAAAAAGGTTGACGATAAAAAGAAAACCGAAGAGAAAAAACCTGAAGAAAGTCCAGTAACAGATGGCGAATAAATGCAGATACCAAAGTTCAAAGATTACATAACAGAAGCTAAAATTTCTGGACCATACAGATTAATCATTATATCAGATGAACCTGAAAATGATTTAAATTTCCATACAGCAAAAAATTTATTGAAACAAGCATTAAAGCTTGGTCATAAGGCATATATCTATAGAAATACTGGTGGGTATGTAACTACCGAGGAAGATGGTGAGTTATATTTCCATAACAAGGACGATAAAAAAGGCTTTAGAGTTTCATCAAGAGATTCAATTGCTATTGTTAGAGGTTCAGTTGTACGTAGAGATAGTTGGTTAGACTTAATATCAAGATTAGAAAAGCACGTAGTGTGTGTAGTTAATAGCAGACAATGTGTAAATGTATGTGCTGACAAATATAGAACTTCATTGAGATTATCTGATTATGGTATTAAACAACCTGTATCAGTATTAGTAACTGATCCAGAAAATTCAATGGAAGCTTTTGAACAATTAGACGATAAATTTCCAGTTATTTTAAAAACATTAAGAGGTTCAAAAGGTGTAGGTGTCTTATTCATTGAGTCAGAAAAATCATTAGATTCAATTGTACAATTACTTAATAAACAAGATGAGGATTCTGATATATTATTACAACAATATATTAAAACAGATTGGGATGCTAGAGTTTTGGTATTAAGTGGTAAAGTTTTAGCGTCAATGCGAAGAGATGTTGTACCAGGAGATTTTAGAAGTAATGTATCAAGAGGTGCGGAGGTAAGAGAATTAGAACTAACAGAATTAGAAGTAGAAGAAAGTTTAAAAGCTGCTAAGGCAGTAGATGGTCAATGGGTTGCAGTAGATTTTATCCCATCCAAAAATAGAAAGAAAGACCCACCATTTGTTATTGAGGTTAATTCATCTCCAGGCACAGAAGGTATTGAAGAGGCAACAGGAAGAAATTTAAGTAAAGAAATAATACAACATTTTGAAAATAGAGATACTTGGAAGAAAGTACCTGGTGAATGTGGGTATAAAGAAGTTGTCCATATACATCCATTTGGACGTATAGTAGGTAAATTTGATACAGGTAATTCAGGTACGTCTGTTATACACGCTGATAAATTAAAAACAAGCGGTGGTAAAATCACTTGGTCATTAAAAGGTAAAACAATTACAAATGATATAGTACGTAAGCAAAAAATTAGTGTAGGTGGTTTAAGAGATTATGAAGAAGAAAGATATGTCATTAAACTTGATGTAGATTTTGCAGGTGGAGAATATAAAGATGTAGAATTTACACTTGATGATAGAGATGAAAAATCAAAAATATTATTTGATAGGGAAACTATGAATAGATTTAATGTTATGGTTAACCCTAATAGAAAATATGTAATAACAACAAAGTATAGTTTAGATGACAAGAAAGGAGAAAAAAAATAAGATGAGTATAAAAGGAAAAGTGAAATGGTTTAACCCTACAAAAGGTTACGGTTTCATAGCAAGAGAAGATAATGAAAAAGATGTTTTTGTACACTCTTCAGCTGCTCAAGCAGCAAGTTTAGAGTTAAACGAAGGTGATGAATTAACGTTTGAAATTACTGAAGGCGAAAAAGGTAATTCAGCAGTAAATTTACAAAAAAGCTAAAAATAGAAAGGAGCTACTTCAAGTGGTAAATGAAGAAACAAGAAGTAAAGAAGATATAGCAAAGGATATTAAATTTATCTTGGAAGATAAAATAGCCCCTGCTGT